CTGTAACTAATCATTTTTCATATCTTTGTATTATTGATCCTTCTGCGTCCAGAGGAAGATCGATCCACTCAGGTGGCTTGCTCATCATCTGGACAATATCTTTGTAAACTTCTTCAGCATCATTTTCGTTAGCTTGAACAACCAACTCATCATGGACATGGAATACTATTCTATGTCCCGCTGCGGCAACACGCAGCATCATGTCACTAAATATATCTCTCGCTAAGGCTTGTGAAGCATTTTCCGCGACCAGTCCTCCCCACAGTTTGATGGGGATCTTTTTCCCATTTCTTGGCATCATGGCCACCATGCTTGCTTCTTGCGCTTTGATGCGCCCGTAGTCCAGTGTCCGTCCACTGGGAAGATCCACTGTGAATGATTCTTTCATTGAACATGCTGTTGCAATGTTCGAGCTATATTTAGCCCACAACTTAGTAACACAGGGCATAGTTTCCCGATAAACATCCACGGATACATCTGCTTCTTTTGCCGTCATCCCGCTCATTTCTTTGAAGCGTTTTTTCCCAGCGCCGTAACCACACCCAAGAACCATCTGTTTCACCTTGTGCCTGAGAGCAGGGTCTTTTTCTTTTAACACCCCACGGTCGTGGTCCCATACATTGAAGCGAATTGCGAATGCTTCGTATATGTCATCCACGTTGGCAATCTCCTCTAGCATTACAAGATCCTCCGCCAGCCAGCACAAGGTGCGAACTTCAATCTGGCTTAGGTCTACTACGACTAACTTTTCCCCTTCTGGCGCTGCGATTAAATGCCGCAAGTTCACACCAAACATCTCACTACGGGGGAGATTCTGGAGGTTTAAGTTCCCACCCGATCCACTGAAGCGTCCAGTATGCGCTCCGAAATACATGATGCCTCCGTAGAATCTCTTATCAGGCATCGTTGCGTAATCAAAAGATTGTATTTTCTTTTTAAGGGCATTGATGCGCCGCCAGTTTTTCACTGCGGATACCCACGGATGCTCCTTAGAATTCTCATCAATCCACTTTTGAGACTCTTCGTTTGTTGCAGCCAGACTAGCTGGCGGCTCCAGCCCAACTTCCCTACATGCGTCGTTGAATGCTGCCCGACTCAAAAGCGGCCTGTCCCCATTCCAAGGGATTGATTTCTCGACTCGAAACAACTCCTCTTGGATGACCTCCAACTGCACCTTCACCAGTCCAATATCGATAGGCACTCCTGTTTGAACGATCTCCCTGTTCAGCTTGCTGATGTCCCGTTCTATTTCTGGCCACTGCCTACTGTGTTTGAGCCAGAGCTTAAGACAAAGTTCCGAATCCTTCAGGGCATATTCCAGAACTTCCTTTTGAAGTTCAGGCTTCATCTTTTCCCACCGCTTACCGGACATGCGGTCACGGGTGGTTTTGACAACCGGCTCGCCTAGCGATTCTTCTGACGCCCCCTTAAGTGAGCGAGGCAACCTGCAATACGCTGCCATATCCGCTGTGCAATACCATGCGTGCGGCGTGACCTCCGGCCACCACTCTTGCTTAACTCCATATAGATATAGGGTCTCATCGAAAGATGCGTTATGTGAAAGGACAATATTACCGTTAAGCAGATCCCATTGAAAGAAATCAGGATGCCCGACAAACTTTGTCCCATCTGTCCCGACTACTGAAACCATGTAAGCTTCAAAGTCTGGGTGTGAAAAATAACCTAAAGATCCAAGGTTCTTTATTGAGCAGGTCTTGTCGTAGTATGTCTCAAAGTCTAATGCGTAAATATCCACAGGCACAAAAAACCCCACTCCCGCCTATCACGGATCAGGAGTGGGGTTAGGTAGCGGGTGTGTGAAATTTTTTGAGCAAAAAAGCACCACACACCCAAAGTTTCACTCCTCGAACTTAACGAACGGTTGATTGAGAGGATCCGTCTCATCCACCACAGCAGGTTCAGCAAAGCTATACTGAGTCTGCTCGGGGGTGTGCTTGAGTCCAAGCTCAAACGTCTCCTTCATCACCACAAGGTTGATCTTTGCGGTTTCTGCCGTTTCGATCTGTGTCTCAAGCTCGTTGATTGCTAAAGCTAATTTGTGGATTTCTTCTTTAATTAGCTCAACACGCGGGTCGGGTTCAGCAACCACACCACCAGCCTCAAACTCCTTCTTTCGTTTCTTCTTAGCCATCGTTGTGTTTAGCCCTTCCGAAAGCGTTCGATAAACTTGACTACATCCTTTGGCACGGTGTCTTCCGTATCTTGCACGGTGAGACTCGGCGCATAGTAAGTGACCTTCCCTTCAATCTTCAAAGGGGTAAGATCCCAGTAAACACCGTAGTATGGCTCATCAACCCTTGTGCTCATGTGGGTAATGAGACGCTTGTAGGTATTTTTGTAAGCGACCTTTGCCACATTCATGGTGCCAATCGCATACTTTGTTTTACCAATCTTGAATGGGAAGGCACCGCCCCCTTTTGCATCTTTCGGCTCGGGAAACATGATGGTGACGTTAGCAAACTCAATCAGCGGATATTCGGTATCCGCTTTCAAAAGCGCAAGGTCTTCTTCTGTGTAGACGGAACGCGCCATCTCACCGACTCCATAAGGTTTGTCCTCACGGAAACCTTTTACTTCTGCAACTGGTATCGCAGTGATTGGCTGCTCTACTTCAGTTAATACGTGTCTCTTGTCGAGAACGATGCTCCCGTGAGGTGCCTCGATCTGGGATACCGCTTGGACTACATTCAGTCTAGGGATATCAATGTCTTGTGCTGTGGGTTCAAACCCGCCGACAAGAGGGGTGATTTCTGCCGGTGCTTCTTCTGCTGCAATAATATCTGATTCGCTCATCTATGTAATTTTGTAACTATGTAACTTTCACTTCTCCGAAAGGGTCCACCTTTCTGGAGTGCGGGTGATAATGTCTTGATCCTCGCAAGCGTCAAGAAATTCTTCCACATTTTTCCCTTTACCTTGTTTTTTAGCTAGGATCTTAGAAATCTTTGTGACGCTCAGTGATGCTTCTGCGAGGAGATCCTGCTCAGTTATCCCGTGCTGTTTTGCCAAGTCAATGAGTCCTTGATTGTCGGCTACCTTTCGTGACGAACCCATCGAACGCAAGGTGAACTTATCGTATTCAGTCCCTTCCTTTGCGACTTCGATTGCCTTCTTGCGAATCATGTCTGACCACTTTGAGAGCACTGCACTGACTGCAAACATCTTCTCAAGCTCTACGGGGTCATCGACTTTTCCCACATCAAATTGTGGCAGGTTTGCATCAAGCTGTTCTGCAACTTGCTTTGCTAACCCACCGAGCGCAGGGCACTTTTCTTCGTGGCGACAAAAACCACAAACGGCAGTAGGCTTGAGTGCTTTTCTTTCTGGTGTCCCATCGTTCCATTTTGGTCGTGAGATTTGTGCGGACTTAATGACTCCAGTGATCGCCGCTTGCAAGGCAAGAGTGTCCTTCCTTTTAAAGGTGTGGTGGAGGGTAACCGATCTCTGCGGAACGTAGAACACAAACGTGATCTGCGTAAGATCTGGGAATCGTTGGAACGCACCGATTGTGTATGCCCAAGCTTGCCAGTTACATTCAGGTGAATCAATTTTTGACACCCCCGTTTTGTAGTCAGCCATCACCGCTGTTCCGTTATCAAAGATTGTTAGGCGGTCACAAGTCCCCCATGTAAGAACACCATCGTTGAGTTGGATATCCAACGCTATCTCCATGTGATCTTCAGCAACTTCGTCGCGTCCCTTTGCGATTTTTAGAAACTCGTCTTCTTCCTCTACGATCTGCTGGTAGATTTCTACTTCATCCGCTCCCCTCAGTTCGGACGGGTCACGAACCTCTAAAGCCTCATGAATCCGAGTTCCTTTTTCAGCGGCATACGATGTCCCATCCTTGCCGTGATATCCACTACAGGTCGCTAAATACTTAAGTGCTGACGGGGAGAACTCAGCATGATCTCGGTCTGCATGTTGGGGTTGCATGTTCCCATTTTACAAACTCTTTGCACGCTTAGTCAAACAGTAACGAGCAATCAGGAACGCATCAATCATTCCATCATCTGGAGTTCTGCACCTTTTATTACGTAA